TTAAAAAATAGTATCTAATTTATTGACCAGTTTATCCTCCATATCTTCAGTAGTATGAGAATAGATTTCCAAAGTCATTTTTGCATTTGAGTGCCCAACTCGATCCATTATTGATTTTATTGGGAGGCCAGACTCTGCTAAAAACGAAATATGAGAATGCCTAAAAATATGGCTAGATAAGTTTTTTTCTATTTTGGCCTGTTTTCCATATTTTTTTAATATCTGTATGAAGCAAGCTATTGTTGTAGGTTGATTCCATTTTTCAAAACAGAAAATATAATCATCGCTTGACAATGGCTGGAAACGTTCGCTAAGTCGTACTATTTGTCTTTGAATAGCTTCTATGACATTCTCTGATACTTTGATTGTCCGTATTGAATTTGTAGTCTTTGGTAGCGTCTTGATTTTGTTTACTGAATCAAAATTACCTGTGATCTCAATTTTGTTGTTTTCGAAGTCTATATTCTTCAGTTGTAAGGCAGTTAACTCACCATATCTCATACCAGTTAATGTCAGCACAAGAACCATATCAGCGTACTTTTGGTGATATTCTCGACGATTAAGGACATCGACAAGTGCTTTTATTTCTTGCATGGTGAGAAAGTTGTTACGCTTTTTTTCCAGTTCTTCTAAAGTCTTTGGTTTTTGAGGAATCGTAGTATAATCGACCTCGTTGTTTTCAATGTAAGAGTATTGAACAGCGTAATTAAAGATACCTCTGAGCCTATGCCGTACTTTTTTAGCTGTAATATATCCGTTGCTTTCAATAATTTTTTCAATAGCCTCTTGAAGAAAACGCCTGTCAAGATTAGCAAGTATGGTATCGGATGGTATGACTTCCTTCATCTTCTTATCAACTGATTTACAATTATGTTTTGTTGATTCCTTTACTGTTTGCGCCCATGATTTATAAAAAAGGTTATAGATTTCTTCAAATGTAATGCTTTCTACTTGTTTTGTGCTAAGTTTTTTATTTATCTTCTCTTGCAACAAGATAACAGCTTGATTTCTTGCCTGGGGAGTTTTCTTCTCCATGGTTACTGAAACTTTTTTTAATTTCTCAGTATATGGATCTTTGTATCGCTCAAAAAATTTATATTTGCCGTTTGGTAATTCTTCCATCCACATTGATTTTAACCTCACTTTTTGATAAAATGGGTATAGTAAAGAGGGCTTTTTAATGCCTTTTACTATCCAGGATATCCTCACACTCAAAGTTTGGCGATGGAGAGTGTGGGGATTTTTTAGAATTATTTAACTTTAACAGATAATTGTGTTATAATTGTTTCAAAAGAATAAGGAGAAAAAATATGTTGAAAACAAAGTTAAAAAATTTTATTGTATCTATATTTTTATTTCTCTTGATTTTCAAGATATTTTTCTCAATAACCACAATTTTTATCACAAACGATTATCTTTCCTTAGCGATAGCTATGCTTATCTCATTAAAACTAAAGAAATTCATTTTCTTCGAGTCTAACTGATGTTAGACTTTTTTTATTCTCCAGATTTCTCTGGCGGATTACTGGAAGCAAGTTTTACATTCTTTTGGCTTTCAATAGCTGTTGTTAGTTTTCTTGGAATACGAATGCCTAGTTCAGATATTGGTACACCGAGTTCGTCAGCTAGTTCTTTTGCTTGCTTAATCCGTTCGAGTTTATTTTTTTGATACTCTTGATATGTATTTATTAATCCTGGAACTTCTAGTTCTAATCCCATAAACTTTAATTTTCCCCCACTTGTCAGAACAATTGCTCCACTAAGTATCGCTGAAATTATAAGTCCGTAATTTACAGTGTGTGTAATAAGTTCTATTATACCCTCAGATTGTACGTTTATTTTTGAATCTACTCGTGTTTCAGGGAAAAGCAACCTTGTTAATAGAGAATATTGATAAACAAATTGACCTAAATATACCCCTTGAATATCTTTTTCTTCTGTTACATGGTAGCTAATATATAGCTTTTCGTCTTCAATATAGCAAGGAAAAAGTGCGCGGTTAATGAACGGTTTATAATCATTTATATTTGATAGTGTTGCATGAGAATAGATCATTTTATACAATGCGCTGTCTGCGTCGGAACGATTGAACCATCCCAACCAATAGACTTTCCACCTTTTTGCAAAATCTGACCGATTATGTGTCAACTCTTCGCTTTTATATTCCTCAAGTTGAGATTGATTAAGTTCATAGAGCGGTCCGGTTACTTTACCAACTAAAAATCTTTCAGACCCTTCGGATGGCACAACAACTATATCATTTCTTTTAATGTTATTTACAAAACGAAGGAGTTGACCTGCGGTGATACCATATTTGTTTTCAGATGGTTCTGAGTCATCTTGAAATGTTAATTTCTCTTTTAAAATTTCTTTTAATACATTCGAGTTATTATCTGCTCGTCTAATATCTTCGAGGGTGATTTCATTCCATCCGATACCTATATAGCCATTTAGATTAAAATCCGTGTAATATTCTCCAGAGTTAGCACGTACTAACCAATAGTCGGTAGAAGAATCCAAAACAGGGATTTCTTTTTTTATATTTTCTATAATTTCTTTTAATTCCATTGTAATTACCTACTTTCTTTTTTATTTCTCTCTATATACACGGACAACTGCATAGATCTTGATGTGTGTGTCTTCGGCTGGTGGGAAGTCTAGGATGATATCTTCGTATTTGTCATTGAGCGACACTAGTCGTAAGCGTCCGTTTTCGGTATAGATCTTCTTAAAGTAAGAACGGTCTCCGTATGCGATAACTGCTAGGTCTCCGTTGTAGGTAGTCAGCCCTTTGTCTACTAAATAGAGAATATCTCCGTCTTGGTAGTCAGGTTGCATGGAGTCTCCGCTGACCTTGGTAGCAATATCGTGGCGTGGTGGTTGCTCGTCAACCTCTATAGTCTCTCTGTCTGTATCGTCGTAGCCAAATCCATAGTTAAATCCAGAGGCTGCTGCCGTCTCAGATACTACCTCAACTTGGTACAAGCTGATAACTTCCGATACTTCGTTTATCTTCGCTTCTTCTTCGTTTTTCTGCTCGTTCAGAAGTTCCTCAGATGTTCGTAGGACGATTTTTTTATTATCTAGGGTTAATTGTACTACCTTATCCGTTATCTGCTGTGTGAGCAAATCTGAAGCGTCTGGGAGGGAGTTGGTTGATTCTTCTTTAAAAGTAGTATCTATATCTGATTTTTTAACACCGAAATAATCAGCTAATTTTTGGATAACACCAAAAGAAGGAGCGCTTCTTAACTTCATATAGTCTGTCATAGTACTTGCTGTAATTCCAACTTCTTTAGCCAACTCCTTTTGGGTGATGCCACGTTGCTTTCTAAAGTGTGTAATGTTTTCAGCAATAATTTGCATTCGTTTTTTTTCATCCATTTACGATTACCTCGTATTTTTTATAATTACATTATATATCATTTTTGATTGATAAACAATCAAAAAATACGAAAAAATCCTATTTTTTGACAAAAACTATTGACAATACGAAAAAATCGTATTATAATTAAATCAAGCTTAAGGGAAAGGAGGTAAGGCAAATGATGGAACACATCATAAAAAGCCTAGCAAACAAGGACACCACAACCGTCATCTTGATACTAGGCTTAATCAACGAAGCTCGTCTTTGGTATAAGCAGTACTTAGCTTACAAGCTCAAAGACAAAGAGCTTAAGAAAAAGTAGAGAAAGGGGCAGAAGCCCCAACCTCTACTTGATAGTGTACCATCATTTGCCGTGAAAAGCAATGGATGAAAATGTTGGCTTGATAATCCTAGCAGGATTTGTGATTGTATCTTTCACTATCCGTAAGATAGTGGAATACCGATGTGATAAAAAAGATAAGGAGTAGGAAAATGGAAAGTGTTTTTTCAGCGGTTCTCGTATCAGTAATTACTTCATTTTTGGTGACGGTAATGCTGTTGCGAGGATATTCGAATAGATTGACCGAAATGCTTGAAACTTTCTTCAACGAGGAATGGCAAGCAAGAAAAGAGTTACGAAAACTTGTTTTAGATATAATGGATAGAATTGCTAATAAAAAATTTCACTAATAGGAGTAGAAGATGACTGAAGAAGAAACAATTGAATTATTGAAATTCTTATCGACAGACTACGGACGAGGGTATCTAGCTGGGTTAGCTAGTGGACTTTCAATACTTTTGAAAATTTTAAAAAAAGCAGAGTAAGTACCCTACTTTCATCAAATTATTTTTGAAACTTATCTACAGCTTTTTGAAGTTTAGCGATTCCGTTAACTGCTTGAGTAAGTTTATTGACATCGAGTTCACCTGTGAAAAATTTTGAAGTGATGTCTACTTGTTGGCTTTGTTTCAAGGCATCCAATTTCAATTCATGTTCTTTTTCAAGTCTCTGTAACTCATTTTCAGATTGTGTTTTTAATTCTTTTATTTTGGCGTTTGTTTGATGTTTATTAGTGAGATAAACAAGAAATGCAGGGACGCAGGAAGTTAAAAAAGTTATTGCAATTTGATTAAAATCCATAATTTTCTCCTTTCTATTGGAATTTTGACTAAAACGTGAGAGGTCTTAGTCAAGAATGATTATAGCACAATCTAAATTAAATAACAATATGTAGTGTTTTTATATGTTTAAAACACAATATATTGGGAAAGGAACAATGTATGTGGAAGAAGTTTAAGCATTTGTTGATTGAAAAAGGGATGACACAGAAGGCATTAGCTAAAAAAGCTGGTATTAGTCCAAATACAATCAGAAATATCAAAACCGAGCGTATTTCTTTTAAGAATATGTGCAAAATCGCTGATGCACTGGAAGTCAGCATAGATGAACTTAGATAAGGAGGTGGGAATGTGCAGTGGACTTTAGAGGCTATGAGAATCAACAAAGGACTTACTCAAGCAGAGTTGGCAGAAAAATTCGAAGTTTCAAGTCAAACAATTGCTAGATTAGAAAAAGATAGTTCTGATATTGGTTATCAATTATTGAAAAAATACATGTTTTTTTTCAATGTGAAATTCGATGATATTTTTTTAGGGAAAAAATACGAAAATTTCGTAAACAATTAAAGCCAAAAAGCACCTGGTTGTAATCAGGTACTCAACGGAAAGATTTGAGGAGGACGGATGGAAGAATTTATTGATGCTCTTGAAAAAGAAAAAGACCACCTTGAAAAAATCATTGAGGTAGTCAGCTCTGGTGGTAAATTTCTGAGATTGCCGTATCAAAAAAAGTCACGCTCGATTAGTGAGAATCTGAAATTGATTTCTCAAAATCTTGATAGACTGAGCTGTTTATATAACCAAAGAGGAGAAAGAAAGAATGACAGACAGAGAACTATTTAAGTTACCAGAAGATTATGTAGAATCTACTGGACTTGACAAGATTACATTTGAAGTACCTTTTGAATTGTTTACGAAAATTCTAAAAGGGTACGGACATAAGTTAGCGTGGGAGGATTTCCGACAAATAAAAATCCACCCAAGCACTAGAACAAAAAAGACGGTTGGACAGTGTCAGTTTTTGTTTAGTATTTGGATGAATGATCATTTGAAGCCAGCGATTAAACCTTCAAAAGAGTTGCAGAAAGAACCTGTGCGTAAGACAAAGAAACAGAAACGTCTTCATAAGTTAGCACAAAATCTTCTTCATCGCATGAAGGGTTGAAATCGCCAATGTATGCACCTTGCTCTGTTTTGCAGATTAGAAGAGTACCATCTTCGTTTGTAACTGCATCTAGATAAGGTCCCAAATCAGACTTAGTCATAAGTTATCCTCCTTTCTGCTTATATTATAGCAGAAATAGAGGTTAGAAATAGAAAGGAGTAGGAAGATGAGACCAAAACGATATCCGTATAGTGGGAAAAAAGAGTCCACCTTTGTAAAGGCAGACCCTGAGTTAGTTGAAAAACTTTTAAGAAACACTAGTTTTCTTGAGTGTTTACAAAAAAAGCCTATCAATTTTCAGATAGACTCAGAAGAATTTAAGCGTCTTAGCTATGAAGCCATTCATGATACTTCTCAAGTAACTCAATAGGAGGAAGGAATAAAATGATTCACCATTATATAACTCACTATGCCAGCAATGGGAAAGATTACGCCGAAGCATGGATTCAAATTGATTTTTTGGGAATGTGCTTTTGTGTATGGAAAAAGCGTACAACCATTGAACGATTGTACGCAAACGAAGATTAGACTTTTTTCCAACCGTTGCCTTTAGCAGATGTCGGAGGGAGCCGATCACCTTTTCCGATAGTTGCGGTATGACCATTAGTAACTTTTCCGCCACGAGGTCCTACCTCTACATAGCGACCAGGTTTCTGATTATCTGTTCCAGGTTTTATTGGAGTATTTGCCATACTATCTCCTCCTTTCTATTGGAATTTTGACTAAAACGGTGAGAGGTCCTAGTCGAGATTATTATAGCAATTTAGGAGGATATTACATCAGTCTTGAGACTGATATAGGAGGTTGAATGGAAGATAAAATTATCGAACTTGCTGATTACTTCATCAGCGAATCTACAACGTACAGAGAAGCTAAAATAGCGTGTGAGAAGATATTGAAACAAGTCAGCCATGAGATAGAACTCAGGGCGATGGAAAGTAGGACAGTCTAGAAGACAACAAAAAGCACCTGACGGAAATCAGGCGCATACTTAAATATTCAACATGATTATAACACGAAAGGAGCAAAAATGGAAGTAGTTGAAATTGTAAGAATTAAAGATGTGATTATTGAAAAAGTCTCTGCTAATGATGAAGAGTTAAAACGTATCTTTGGATGTTCAAAACGACAAGCAGGAGAGCGAAGAAGAGAAATGCAAAAACTCCCTAGTCAGCAAAAACATCTTTTGGATAGTGGACAACTTGTAACGATTAAAGGTTTCTATGAATACTTGCAATATCGTGGAACTAAAGCTTGGAAAAAAGAAATGGAAACAAGCAAGAAAATGAGGTCAGCAGGATGAACCTACTATCAAGAATCAAAAACTATTTTTCGGAAGAGGTCAAAGAAACTAATCTCGACTGGAAAGAGGTCGCTTTAGACCTCAATCAATCACTAATTGAAACACAGGAAAAACTTCAAGAAGCGAATCAAGAAATCGCAGACTTGAAGAAAATCGTAGCAATCTACAAAGAAAAGGAGAAAGAAAAATGATGGAATACATTTACCTGGTAATAATCGTAGGAATTGGACTATGGTCGCTAGTAAATAAACTAGATGACCACGCTGAAATGAAACAAAAAGAGCGCCAGCTGATGGCAAACAATGTCGCACGGATGAATCTGAGAAATTCAGATAAGCAATTTACTTATGATGTAGAACCGCCTGAAGGGTTGAAATAAGGAGGAGAAACATGACTCAAGCGGAACAAATTAGGGAATATTATAGAGAGCACCCTGCTGCCTCATGTGATGAAGTGGCTGAGGTTGTCGGTACAACAAAAAGCAACGTAAGTGCAAACCTGGCCAAAGACATCAAGGCAGGCAGATGCGTTCGCTTGGAAGACAAGTCATACGACTACTCCCCTTACTTTAATCACACACAAGCGCTCACTGAGTTGGTTGATTGGAAGAATGATACCAGACGTGAGTGGGTGGATATGCTGACAAGAGCAGCAGAGAAAGAAACGGATAGCAACGTTATGCGTTTGTTAATCAAAGAAGCAAATAAATTGATGAAAGAGGTGACTAAGTAGATGGTACGAAATAAAATAGGTGATTTAACTAACACGCTCTTCGCTCAATTAGAGACTCTGGATGATAGGGATCTTACAGCAGATGAATTAAAAGTAGAATTACAGCGCTCGAAACAAATGGTCGCAATCTCAGGTCAAATCTTACAAGCAGGTCAATTGGCGCTAGATGCTGAAAAATTCAAAGACAAGGTAGGTGAAGTCAATGCCCCGATCGCTTTGCTGGAAGGATGAGTATACAGAGTACATGCATGAGATATGCCCTGGCCGATTAACTCCTGAAGTAACCAGGTTACTAAATGAGAAATTTGGTACGACCTATACCAAGACTCAAATAGGAGAAGTACGCAGACGTTTAGGGTTACCTGTTGGAAAAGTATATCAAGGTAAATTGTTGACAAAAGAACAACATGATTACCTTGTGTCAATCCAAAAAAATAAGATTTCTCGCGATGTCGCAAATGAAATGAACCTAAAATTTGGATTATCACTGACTGAGAAACAGATTAAGAGTTATCGGAGAAATAATAATCTACATAGTGGGTTGACGGGAAGATTCGAGAAAGGTCAGACTCCTCACAATAAGGGGAAGAAGTACCCCAATATGCCAAAAAACAGCGGGCAGTTCAAAAAAAGTAATCGACCTCCGAATTATGTACCTGTCGGCACTATCAACTACACAACAGACGGTTATCCAAAAGAAAAGATTGGAGAACCTAATCAATGGGTTTTGAAACATCGTAAAGTCTGGGAGGACCATCACGGGCTGATACCAAAAGGGTACTCAATCGTTTTTCTGGACGGTGATAAAACAAACTATGATATTTCAAACCTGGCATGTTTATCTAAAAACGAAATTGCTAGAATGAATCAAAATCATTTATTTACGTCCAACGCTGATTTAACCAAATCAGGTATTGGACTAACAAAACTCACAAACAAAATCAGAGAGGTAGAAAAAAATGGCTAGTTTATACGAACTGACAGGTCAGTTTCTGACAGTTTATCAAATGGATATTGATGACGAAACAAAAACGGACACACTTGAGGCTATCGATTGGCAAGAACAATTCGAACAGAAAGCAGAAGGATATGCCCATGTTATCAAGAATCTAGAAGCCGACGTGGCCATGTACAAGGCTGAGGAAGAGAGCTTCAAAGCCAAGAAACAGGTGGCACAGAAAAAGCTGGATTATGTAAAGGATAACATTATGGCAGCTATGAATGTCACGGGGCAAACCGAAGTTAAGAGTGGTGCCCTGATTATAAAAATTGCTAAGAATCCAGAATCAGTCAAGGTCAACGAAGACGACCTTCCGAAAAAATATTTTACAAAAAAAGTGACGCTTGCGCCGGACAAAAAAACACTCAAAGAGTTGCTTAAATCTGGCAAGAAAGTCAAAGGTGCGGAGCTTGTCCGGACAGAAAAGTTGGTGATTAAGTAATGGAATTGATGAATAAAACACGAGTAACAGATTCACTAGCAGTTGTGATTGGACCAGAATCGATTGAAGTACTTGTTACTGAAGGTTTTCTATTTGATGTTGCGATTCGTTTTGTAAAAGTAGACGAAACAAATCTTGATCAAGGAAATGAAAAGCCAGTATTCACTCCGGAATACAAGTTGGTCACAGTTGCTAAATACAAGGAAAAACCTATCTTTGAATCGGAGGAAGATATTCGAAAATTTGAGAAGCAAGCAAAAGAAGTTAAATCGCTATTTGCCTTTGCAAAGATAAATAAACAAAATTGGTTTAACACTGCCCTTTATCCAGGAGTGCTAACTGAGAAAGTTGGTGTTTGATGAAAATTTTAGCTATTGATCCAAGCAGTAATAAAATTGAAACCAGCACAACAGGAGTTGTCTTGTTGGATAATGCAAGATTAGTTGATAGCTGGGTTGTCTCTTATGGTATGAGAGGCTTCGCTGATTGGTTTCACGAAATCGGAACAAATCTTGAATTCGATGTAGTTATTGTTGAAGAATTTAAGGCGAGGGATAACGACAAGTCGAAAGATAATAGCGTGGCAGAAACCATCGCCTATATCCAACTTTGCTATCCAGGTGCCATTCTTCAATTCAATGCAGGTTACAAGTCGGATATTCCAAACGATCTTTTGAAAATCTTAGACCTTTGGAAATTTGAAAAAAGTCATCATCAAGATATTCGAGCAGCAGCAAGACTTGGATTATTTTGGGCAATGAGAAATGATATTGAAGAAGTGGTTCATGATATCGGAAAGGTGGTGAGTGAGTATCACAATAACGCTAAGAAAGTGGCAAGCTGAAGCGATTAAAAGAAGTGAACATTTATCTAATGGAATCTTTTTAGAGGCTCTTGGGGGCAGAGGTAAAACGATCTGTGCACTTGCTATTGCAAAACATAAAAAAGCTAAAAAAATCATCATCACAAACAATCGACTAGCTATTCTGAATGGTTGGATAGATGCAGTCAAGTTTATGAATTTTGATAAAGGTGTTGAGATTATCATTCAGACAGATAGATATCTTCAAAATCAAGTCAAAAAGGGGCATAAATTAGATTGTGATGTGCTGATAGTAGACGAATGGCAGAATATGTCTTCTGACAAACAAGTGGCCTTATATCGCAAAATAAAGCGAAAATACACGATAGGTCTTTCAGCGACACCAATCCGGAAAAAAGGACAAAATTTCTATCCGCTTGAAAAAACGGTATTTGGTTGGGCAACCCCAAATAATAAATTTGACTGGCAAAAGACTCATGGGAAAATGGTCTATGATCCATTTAGCTATTCAAAAGAGAAGTGGGAAGATTTTCAAAATTATGAAAGTTATATCTCAAACTTGCCGAACTTTTTCCGCTGGGAAGACATTGAAAAGATTGAGAATGCAGTTGAGAATAACGGTTTTGAGATTAAGTTTTACCGAAAGAGAGTCGCCTCTGGCAATCCAGAAAAACTTGCAGAATTTAGAAAACTAAATCTTGTAACAGTGGACGGCAAAACTGCAATGGCCAAGCAATCGTTTGGAAGAAAGACCTTTGAACGCTACCTTAATCAAACAGGCGTAGCAGTCGATTTTCCAAAATTAAAGCCAGTAAATGCGGATACGCCATTGATGTTACAACTTGACGGTTTAATCGAACGAGCACCACACGATATGTTGATTGTCAGTAAATCTAAGCAGATTGTCAACGTCATTAGCGAGCGCCATCCTGAAATTGGAATCTGGACGGGCGATATTCAAGAAGGACTTTATAAGAAATCCGTGGTTGCTACTAGTCAAGTGTTAGGTGTCGGAGTAGACGGCTTGCAACACAAATACCAAACTATTGTCGTATTGGATCCAGTAGAAGAAGGTTCTGGAGAATATGATGATTATCGACAATTGCTCTGGCGCATAACAGGAAGTCGTCAGCAGCATGATGTAAATGTAATTGAATTTTATTATAAAGAAAGTTAAAAAAAGAGGAAAACAAAATGAATAAAACAACTGAAATGATCGTATTTCGTAGCCGTAAAACTGGAGAATTTCTTAATTCTTACAAGGACAGAAGTTCTTTAGCATTTGCAGCTGACTTTTGCAGCTTGGAATATTGTTTGAAGCTTCCTCGTAAAAAATACGAAGACAACAAAAAGACTTACAAGGCTCTTGCTGCAGCTTTTGACTGTGAAATTGTCGCAGTTGAAGCGGAATACAAATTGACCTATCCGAATGGATCAGAAGTTGAACCTATCAAGCGTGACCGTTCATCAATTGAGGACATGATTAAGGATATTATTGGAGGGGTTCTCTAATGGCATTTACACTTCCAGCAAATAAACCACAAGTTCCTAAAGATACCCCACGAAATTTTTTCATCTACGGTGAAACCATGAGCGGAAAGTCTTATCTTGCAAATGAATTCCCAAATCCAATCGTTTTGAACACAGACGGGAATGCAGAAGCTAACACTGTTCCAAGCATTCAGCTGATCAATGAAAAAGATGACAAGGGACGAATTACCAATTCAGTAATTAAGCAGCTTGGAGATATCTTGCTTGCTCTCCAGACACAGAAGCACTCTTATGAAACAGTCGTTATTGATGTAATTGACGATGTTATTGAAATGATTAAGATTGCAGTTTGTGATGAATTAACCCCAGTTGGTAAACCTCGCTTGAAATCCTTGTCGGAAATTCCATACGGCAAAGGATACGACTTCTTTAACCAAGCTATCACAGAATTAGTCATTGACCTCAAAGCATTGCCAATGAATGTTATTTACATCAGCCGTCAGGTATCTGAATATGATGACAATGGCAATGCCACCAAAGACAAGCCAAGCTTGAAAGATAAGTATGTCAATCTTATCAATGGAAACTCTGATTTGATGATCCACACTGAAAAACTCGGCAACAACTACAACCGTGAGGTTGACCGCAAGCGTAAGACCTATTATGCGGACCAGGTTGATGACAAGGCCATCTTGAAAATCTTGGCAACTATCCGTGGGGCTGTTGAGCCTGCAAAGGGCAAGCTAGCCCCTAAAAAAGAAGCAGCTAAGACAACTAAACCAGCTAAGACCGAAAAAACAAAAGAGGCACCTAAGAAAGAAGTTGACTCTGATGATGAACTATTTTAAGAAATAAAGGAGAATACACATGAGCTTACTAGATATCGCAAAATCAATCAAAAAAGAGGGCTTTGACCCACGCAAAGACAGCGACAACGGTCCTGCACCAATCCCAGCTGGTACTTATCCAGTAGTCCTGAAGAAAGCAACCTTCAACGTATCGGACAAAGGCTGGGAAAGTCTTGGTTATCAATTTGAAATCCGTGGCGGTGATTACAGTGGACGCTCTGAATTTGCAACATTTGGCACACTGACTGAATGGAACGGTAAGAACCTTGACTGGGCAGTTGAACGCACTATGAAATTCTTTATCAAAGCCTTGGTCCTTGCTGGCGACAGTATGCAAGGAAATGAAGAAGACGGTAAAGCCTTGGAAGAGGCTCTAAAACGTAAGGCAGTTGGCTCTTACTACAACCTTGTTATCTCTGTGACTAAGGGGAAAGATGGCCGTGAGTTCCGAAACTATGACCTTGAAGAAGAAGCACAACCGCTGACTGAAGCTGATATTGATGACGATGACCTCCCTTTTTAAGAAATAACAAGTTCTGGGTCATTGATGAAACTGATGAGGAATTTGGTCCTTTCACGACAGTAGAAGAGGCTTATACAGCTATGCTAACATACTTGGATATGACTGAAGCCGAATATCAGTCAAACTATACGGCCCAGGAACTTGTTTATATTTACAAAGAGGAGAAAAAACCATGCCGTCGATGAAAGAATACGCATTACAGTACCAAAAGTTAGGGTTCTCAGTCATTCCAATCAATCCTAAAAACAAGATGCCTTTGATTGATTTTGCTGATAAGCCAGCCATGACTCCATCTGAGATTGAAAACTTTTGGGACGGCTACCCTAATGCAAACATTGCCCTAAAGACTACCAACTTCTTTGTCATTGATATTGACAAACACGGCAAATCGAACGGTTTTGAATCGCTAAAAAAATGGAAACATCTAAATTTAATCGAACCGACACTGCAAGCTAAGACGGCTAGTGGCGGTAAACATCTATTCTACTTCAAACGAGAAGATGAGCCGATCACTCAGATGATTGGATTCTTGCCTGGTGTTGATATTAAGGCTCACGAAAATAATTATGTGTTAGTCGCACCCTCTGCCACAGATAAAGGGCAGTATGAGTGGGATCTGGAAAAGTCTAAGGAAGGTGGCACGATGGTCACTCCTTCAAAAGATTTAATCCAGTCTATAAAAAAACAGTATGGCGAAACTCACGGTTATAAGTATGATGGTAAGGACGGTCTTAGGGATTTAGTTAGACGTTCACATACTAGAGACCGAACACAGACTACAGATCTCTTTGAAACCATCGCCCTTGGTTTTGGTGATGAAGGTGGACGAAATGACAAACTAGCAAAATTCGTAGGTGGTCTCTTATATCGTGCGGTCGACGATGGTGTAGTTGTTCAACTTGCAAGATTAGCAAATGCAAATAGTCCAAACCCTTTGCCTGAAAAGGAAATGATGCGTACTATTGAAAGTATGATTAAAAAAGATAGGAGGTGATTGTGATTGGTAATGTAGTAAGTATTGACTCACAACCTAAGATGATAACGACTGCCAAGGGAGACATCAAGGCCAACAGTCCAAGTAATGTGTTGATGTCTTTCAAAGCTGATGATCAGTTGAGTATTTACCTAAAGCACAACGATTTTTCCCAAGAGCATGAACTCCTTAAAGATATCAAGATCGGCAACACTCTTTTTAAAAAAGGTGAGCTCCCTTCTAACTTTGATTCAGTCGTAAAAGTTTACTTTGAAAGTGTGTTAGGTGTTGCTTTCTCTAGCCAGGCGATGCTGGACGGCATGGAAACTTTTTTCTCAGAACGTTCTTACAATCCAGTCATTGAGTATATGGAAAAGGCTGCTGAAAAATGGGATGGTCGTAAACGAATTGACCGAATGCTTCAGGTTTACCTGGGGGCTGAAGATATCCCTTTAGTTTCTAAAATCGCTCAAATGTGGCTAGTTGGTGCAGTTGCTAAAGTTTATGATCCATACGTTAAGTTTGACTATGTTCTGGATCTAGTCGGTGGACAAGGAGTTGGGAAAACATCCCTCCTTCAAAAATTGGGTGGCGAATGGTATACGGATGCCGTAACAGATTTCTCTAATAAAGATAATTACGACATTATGTTAAAGAGTCTAATCGTCAACGACGACGAAATGGTGGCCAGTAATCGGATGAGCTTTGCAGAAACTAAGGCCTTTATTTCTAAAACTAGCCTACGTTATCGTAAACCATACATGAAACGCACAGAAGAGTTTGCCAAAAACTTCATTTTAGCTAGAACTACTAACCAAACAGAATACCTCAAGGACAAAACCGGTGAACGTCGTTTTCTACCAGTTATGGCAGATAGTAAACGGCAAAAAAAACATCCAATGGAAATCGAGCCAGAGACAATTGAACAAATCTGGGGCGAAGCCGTTACAATCTATCGTGCTGGTGCTGATTTGATGTTTGATGAAAATACAGAGGATGAACTGAATATCTACCGTGAACAGTTCATGTATCGTGATGAAGTTGAATTACAAGTGCTTGAATATCTTGATATGCCCGTCCCTGAAAATTGGCAAAACTGGTCTATTCAGCAACAACATCAATACACAAGTAAATATTTCGATAATAGTAGCGACTTTGATCCTGGAAGCAAAAAACTAGATAAGGTCTCAACTCGTGAAATGATGTACAACTTATTTATGAGAAATTCGAATGACAGGAAGCTGTCAACGAAGATTAACATGATCATGGATAATCATCCTGATTGGAAAAAAAGTGTTTTCCGGGCAGGAGGTAAAAGTACAAAAGGGTTCGTAAGAGTGAAAGATTCGGAAAAAACTAATCGGTAGCAATTAAAAAATTATCGGTAGTCATCGGTAGCAGTTGAGGGGGTAGATCGGTAGCATTCTACCGATAAAATGAGACATCGGTAGCACATCGGTAGCAGTCTAACCCCTTGATATTACTGACTTTTATTTAATATTTATATATAATGCTACTCTTCTACCTATATTTTTAAAAAAAGTATATAAAATAATAGTAATAATAAAAAAAGCCTATAAAATAGGGATTCTTGAAAAAACTTTTTACTTTTTAGAATTTATCGGTAGCACGGTAGCAGTTTAGAAAAAAAGAGGTAAAAATGTCATACACAGTAACACTATATTTTGACAACATGGTAGATGAAACCCACTTTTTTAAGAAAGAAGGTGATGCTGCCAAATGCAAGGCTCAGCTCGAGAGCAAGTATCGAGGTGATCGAATGTATAAAGTAAAGATGGAGGAGATGGAGTAATGAGTTATGATTTGGAAATCTTAGCGAAAATAGAGAGTGGAGATTATATTTGTATTGCTGAACCTAGATATAGTTCTCCGACCTACAATCTTGGAAAAATGTTTAGGGTGGCTATGGATTGGGATTTCGACCAAGGCACAATTTACAATGTTGCTGATATTTTTGAAAATATTAAACGTGGCATAACTGAATTGGAAAGGCAACCTGAAAAATATGTACAATATGAACCTGCAAATAAATGGGGAACGATCAATGATGCGTTATATGTTTTGAGATCGTTAAGGGACTGTATTTTAGAACAAGATATTGATACGAAATATTTATATGTGAGGTGGTAAATTGAAACGACCAAACAGATACCCGTACACTAAAAATCAATGGGTTGAAGAAACCGTTGATCACTATACTTATAAAAACGATATTTGCTATACAAGTCACATTTTAGAAAATAGACTTACTGGAGAAATTAAGGACAAGGAGTTGAAGTGATGGAAGAGTTAAAGCAAAAAGTTAATGCAGTATACAACCGGACGGTAGAAGACGGGAAGCCGAAACCTCCCAAGCAAGATTTACCACAAGCAGTGAAAGACCGGGCGGACTATTTCTGGGAAATGACAGAAGATGGCATGACGTTTACGGGAGTGATGGAATGTATCTTCGCTGATGAAAAACCTAAAGACTATGATTTGGGAGCTACCAAGGATTGGTTACCAAAATCTAAGGAGTTTGATGATTGGGTTGGCTATTCGCCAAGCATGGCTCAGGTAGTTATTGCAGTTTATTTGATTTATGGAGGAAACTAAGATGAATATTAAGGCATTGATTAAGAAGTATGAAGAATTGTGGAATGAACACAGCCCTTTTTATGAACCTGTACCTTATACTTCAATGGTTGAACTTTTTTTGAAAGAGTTGAAACAACTAGACGAACCCCAAAAAGTCAAAATTCCGCAGTTTGTGGCGGATTGGATTGAGGTTTGTAAAGAACATTTAACAACTAGTCTATATACTGCTATGACTCCAAACTTTATGAAAGAAAACAACCAAAGTTTCGATCTTATATTATGGATTAAAAAGGCGAGCAACCAAGACCTCTTCGCTCGCGCTTGGCTTAACGGCTACGAGGTCGAAAAAGAGAAGCGGTATTTTGTTAAGATTAAAGGGAATATTAAAGGAAATATGTTGGTTTATGGAGAACTTTTGAAAAGGTATTTCTTTACAAAAAACTTTAGTTTAGACGATGTTATATATTCCCACACTCGTAAAGAACTAGAAGACGCAAACTTCGGCTGGGTGTTTGATTGTGAAGGAATTGATATAGAGGAGGTGGAGGAATGATTCCAAAATTTAGAGTGTGGGTAAAAATAGGAAAACGTATGGTTTTTTCAGATGACATTCTTGCTATTGACTACGAAAACAAAGAAATAGTGACACAACAAGTTTATTTTGAGAATGGTTTACCAGACGATAGAGATATCTATTGTTATGATTTTGACGAAATCGAACTCATGCAATCAACAGGACTCAAAGACAAGAACGGCAAGGAGGTATTCATCGGTGACATCGTTAAATGTACAAGAGGATGTCTCCATGAAGTATATTTAGAAAAAGAATACGGTGGCACATTCATAGGCGGAATGCCTGCTGTATACCTAAAAGGATTTGGAGATGGATATGCGTGGACGGAATATGAGGAAATCATCGGCAACATCTACGAAAATCCAGAGCTTTTGGAGGACTAAAAAAGCCCAATCCATAAGGACTAGGCTTCAAAGATGAAGTTGTAGAGTTGGACAACCTTCTGAAAACTGGTTGTATCCATGGTTGTAATTTTTTGAGCCTTGCGCTCTCTAAAGTCAAAAGTATAGAGTTGGAGTGGATTGACAGAGCCATCTACCTTATTGGAACGCACAGGAATGAGCAGGCCTTGTTCTTCTAGTCTGCTTTGACCGTGTGTAATAGGGCATACAGCCACAAATCCAGTCCGCTCCGAATACTCTCTACGTGAGACGACAATAGCAGGACGGCGTTTCTGAATCTCACGTCCAACAGACGGGTCGAAGTCAATCCAGATGATGTCCTGTTTTTCTGGAATGTAATCATATTTCGCTGTCAAGGAATTTCACCCCCTCAAAGTCCTCTTCCATGCGTAGGTCTGTGTCACCACTAAATGGGTCTGGAATTTTTGGAGCTAGGACAATGACATTATCTACACCCTTGTAGACAAACATTTCCTGACCTTCTGGAACATTGAGTGTTTTCGGAATGGTCACAGTGACAGAGTTCCCAACCTTACGAGTTTTAACAGTATTCATTTGTTTCTCCTTTATTTTGTATACATACAGTATACACCTAAAAACGGAACAAAGCAAGAAAAAAGCCAGCACAGCTGACTCCTTTGTGATATGTTCGCTAAAAATATTATATCATAAAGGAGCTATGTTATGAGGTTATTAAAAAGAGTTGACGTGCAATTCACCAAGAAGAATGTCTATGACGTTCTAGAGAGTTATCGATCGTATGTCCGAATGGCAGGTGCTGAGTATTTGCCTAAAATCACAACGACTTACTCATTTGAACCAAAGACATTTACTGGTAAGAACACAGCTACTGAGAATATGGTTATCGAACATGTGGATGCAGAGGCAGAGGTTTTGGAGATTGAAAGAGCAGTGAATTGCATTATGGATCCATACGTTCGGCAGGTTATCACAAAGAAGTACATGGATATGAAAATCCAATTATCAGATAAGGCTATCTATATGGACTTAGGCTATTCTGAGAGTGAGTTCTATCGCATGCTTAGTAGAGGTGCTTTGGAATTTGCGGAAGCTTATCGAAAAGGTAAGTTGATTGTCTATCGTAAAATTTTGGGAGATATTTGCAAGTAAATTGCTAGGAAATGGCTTATTTCACATGGTAAAATAGTATTGTCAAGTGATAGGCCAATTGACATCTCCTTTATATTTATTATATTTTTCCGAGGCTTCGGTCTCGTTTTGGCGGTGACAGGTAAGTGGTTTCTCTCCTATGTTTCCTTCGGTTCGATTCCGGACATCGCCGTTGAGTGTTTGTGTCCCAGAATGAGTTAAATCTTCTGGGTGGGGATTCACATATCACTCATTAACTCCTATCACTCATTAACTTAAAAATGGTTGCGGAAGCGACTGGACCTCGCATGATTGCGTAGCTAATTATATTCCGGATAAGTTATAAGCTAGAGGGTTTGATTCCCTCAGAGGTTTTAAAGACTACAAAAAATAAAAAAGAAGTCAAAATTTAATACGCACGCAAGGTTGTAGTCGCCTTGCAAGAAGGTCGCACATCGTGTGGCTTTTTATTTTGTCGAAAGGAGGTAGTCCATGAGTGGATAGATTAACCCCAAAGCAAGAATTGTTTGTCCAAGGGATAATCTCCGGGCTATCTCAAAGACAAGCATACAGAAAAGCCTACAAAGCTGAAAAAATGAGCGATGAGACGGTAGATTCAAAAGCAAGTGAACTTTTGAAGAACGGTAAGGTTACGGTAAGGTATCGTGAGTTGCTCAAACAATTCTCGAACATGTCGCTATGGTCTAGAGAACAGGCTTTTAACGAGTATGAATGGCTCAAAAACAAGGCTAGGGCAAGTATCGAGAATGAAGGCATCAGGCAAGCTAATTCCAACGCCTTTCTTTCAGCTTTGGATGGCATGAATAACATGGCTTGGAAAGACTTTGAGTTGACAGATGAGAAAATCAGACAAGAGATTGAATTGCTTAAAATCAAGATCGAAAGTAATCAAGGTTCTAAGTCTGATACTACTCTCATGGAAGCTCTCTTAAATGCGGTAAAAGGTGGTGATGAGGTTGAAGATTGATTTTTCAAACAAACAACTCAACATCATTCGTAGACCGTTCAACTATGAGCTTGAAGTGAACGAGGGCACGCCTCGAAGCGGGAAGACAACCGCTGGTCATTTTAGGTATGCAAGATATTTGATTGAGTCACCAGACGAAAACCATTTGATAGCTGCATACAACCAAGAGCAAGCCTACCGTCTATTCATTGATGGAGACGGTACAGGTCTAATGCACATCTTCGATGGTAATTGCAAAATCAAACATGATGAACACGGTGACCACCTCTTGATCGACACACCAAACGGCACTAAGCGAGTCTACTATAAAGGTGGAGGTAAAGCCAATAGTGTAGGTGCTATCACTGGTATGTCTTTAGGCTCAGTCGTCTTCTGTGAAATCAATTTGCTGAATATGGAATTTATCCAGGAGGCATTCAGACGGACGTGGGCCGCTAAACTACGCTATCATCTAGCTGACCTGAACCCTCCAGCACCTCAACATCCAGTTATTAAGGATGTATTTGATGTCCAGAACACACGCTGGACCCATTGGACCATGGACGACAATCCGATTCTGTCTGAAGAACGTAAGCAATCTATTATTCAATCAACTAAGAAAAATCCTTATCTTTATAAGAGAGACATTCTTGGTCAACGTGTCATGCCTCAGGGCGTCATATATGGCCTATTTGACCTTGAAAAAAACATCAAGGACAACTTGGCAGGCGAACCTATGGAAATGTATTTCAATGGTGATGGTGGGCAATCTGACGCCACCTCGATGTCTTGTAACATTGTTACTAAGCACAGAGAGGACAATAAGACTTTCTTTAGGCTTAATCGTGTAGCTCACTACTACCATAGTGGCGCTGAGACTGGCCAAGTCAAGGCTATGTCTACCTATGCGGTCGAGCTTCGAGCATTTATTCAGTGGTGTGTTAGCAAGTATCAAATGCGCTATACCGATGTCTGGATTGACCCAGCGTGTAGATCCTTACGAGAGGAATTGCACAAGCTAGGGATTCAGACAAGAGGGGCTTTGAACAACGCCCATGATGTTAGCAGCAAGGCGAAGGGTATCGAGGTAGGGATTGAACGTGGCCAGAATATCATCTCTTCAGGTCAGTTCTTGCTTATCAATCACCAAGAAGAAGAGTACGACCATTACTATTTCTTGAAAGAGATTGGTCTTTACAGTCGTGACGATAACGGCCGACCGATTGATAAAGATAACCACGCAATGGACGAATTCAGATATAGTGTGAACGTATTTTATAAGCGTTACGCCAATTTTTAGCAACAAGGAGCCGATAAATGGGCATTATACAATTTGTCAAAAATCTATTTAAGAGAGGACAGTATGCAATGACTACAGAAAGTCTCGCAAGTATCACAGACCATCCTAAAATCGCAGTAACAAGCGCAGAGTATAGTCGAATCAACGAGAACCTAAGATACTATCAGAGCAACATCGAGAAGATAACATACACGAATTCGGACGGTATCAAGAAACAAAGAGAAGCGACTCATTTGCCAATCGCTCGGACCGCTGCCAAAAAGATTGCAAGCCTGGTATTCAATGAACAAGCTTCGATTAAATTGGACGACGAGCAGGCAGACGCATTCATTCAGGAAACATTGAAGAATGACCGCTTTAACAAGAATTTTGAGCGCTACCTTGAGAGTTGTTTAGCTCTAGGCGGTCTTGCTATGAGGCCTTATGTGGATAATGGACGAGTGAGAGTGTCATTCGTTCAAGCGCCTGTCTTTTTGCCGTTGCAAAGCAACACGCAAGACATTTCAAGCGCTGCTATTGTCACTAAGACGATTAAGGCTTCAGGTCAGAAGAACATCTACTACACGTTGATTGAGTTCCACGAGTGGTCAAGCGACGGGAAATACATCATCACTAACGAACTATACAGGTCTGAAAGCTCTGAACAAGTAGGTGGACGTGTTCCTCTAGCTGAAGTCTATGAGGATCTAGAAGAACAAGTTGAACTAAACGGTCTAACAAGACCGCTTTTTTCATACCTAAAACCTCCTGGAATGAACAACAAGGACATCAATTCGCCTCTTGGTTTATCAATCTTCGATAACGCCAAGAGCACGATTGACTTCATCAATACCACTTATGATGAGTTCAAGTGGGAAGTTAAGATGGGCCAACGTCGAGTGGCAGTTCCTGAGAACCTTACAGAAACTCGAATGATCAACAATGACGGAGACGTCCAACTTGTCAAGCGATTTGAAACAGAGCAGAATGTCTACTTACGTTTATCAACCAGTGATATGGATGGTGGAACAATTACGGACCTGACAACCGCAATCAGGGCAGATGATTACATCAAGACAATTAACGAAGGCCTAGCACTCTTTGAGATGCTTTTAGGTGTGTCTGCCGGGATGTTTACATTTGACGGCCAGAGCTTGAAGACTGCGACAGAGGTCGTTTCTGAAAACTCTGATACTTACCAAATGAGAAACAGTATTGTCAGCCTTGTCGAGCAATCCTTGAAAGAGTTGATTATCTCAATTTGCGAGCTTGGTAGTCTTTATGGATTGTATGGCGGTTCAATTCCTCAAATGGAGAAGATTGCAATCAATCTCGACGATGGAGTCTTTACTGACAAGAACAATGAGCTTGACTATTGGACTAAGGCTTTGGCCAGCGGGATTGTCAGCAAGGCTCACGCTATTCAAAAGGCTTTCAACATGTCAGAGCTTGACGCCAAGAAAATGATTCAGGCAATCAATCAGGAAACGATGGACACGGCTAACAGTCAGCGAACACAAGAGGATATTGATATCTATGGAGAATGATTAAATGAACCTAATTCAACATCTAAGGTCGTTTATAGGACTTGAAAGCCCCTCACTAGGACGGAGAATACTAGCAAAAAAAATGGTAGAAGGAATAGAAGAGGCTATCCATGGTAAAAAAGAAGAGACCACCAATCCAGTTCAATGACGAGCAACTGCTGCTTCAAGCAAGCAATGTCGCAGACATCTATCATCAGCTAGCCTTGGATTTATTTGATAACGTGGTCGAACGTGTGACGGAGCGTGGCACGGTCTATCTTGATAAGCAACCGTATATCTGGCAACTTGAGAAGATGCAACAGATGCATATGCTGAACGAGGAGAGCCTGAAGCTAATCTCTAAATACTCTGGAGTCGCTGAAGAGCAACTACGCTATATCGTCGAAAATGAGGGTTTGAAGCTCTACACGGACACGAAGCAACAACTCATGGAAGATTTAGGGCGTGGATCTGCAGGAAATAGCAATCACATTCAAGAAATTCTTGCAGATTATGCAAGTCAAGCTGTCGGAGATATCCATAACCTAATCAATACGACGCTTCCTAAAGCCGTTATTGGGGCTTATCAAGGTATTGTGGAGCAATCTGTCGCTAGAGTTGTTACTGGCCTGTCTACGGCTGATAAGGCCATCTCTGACACGGTCATGAAGTGGCAAGAGAAAGGGTTCCAAGGTTTCAAGGACAGCGCTGGGCGTAACTGGAAAATTGACAATTATGCTCGGACAGTTATCAAGACGACAACCTATCGAACTTTTCGAGAAATGCGAACAAGACCAGCTGAAGAGTTGGGCATCGATACCTTTTACTTTTCAAAAAAGGCATCAGCGAGAGAGATGTGTGCGCCTTTGCAACATCAGATAGTCACGACTGGTCACGCTAGAACCGAGCATGGCGAGAAGATTTTGGCTTTGGACGACTTCGGATATGGCAAACCTGGAGGGTGCCTTGGTATTAACTGTGGGCACATGCTCACGCCTTTCATTCCAGGAGCCAACTACAAGCCTGATTTGGGTGAGGACGTGACAGAGGTTACACCAAAACAAGCGGAAGAAAATGCCAATGCAGAAGCTAAGCAGAGAGCGCTAGAACGGTCTATTAGAGCAAACAAAGAAAAACTCCACGTCGCTGAGAAATTAGGCGATAAAGAGTTGATAGACAAGTATAAGAGCAAAATAGGCACTCAAAACGCCGTCTTGAAAGATTACATCGATAAGCATCCCTTCCTGAAACGTAATGAGGCAAGAGAAAAACTCTTCAAGAAAAACGAAAAACCAGCAAGCGTTGAACCTGCTGGCAATAAGTCTTACGTTTCTGTAAAAGAGAAATGGCTATCAAATGTAGATCCTAGCAAAGCTAAGGTCTCAGAAATGAATTTCTGGGAAGAAGATGGCAAAAAATATTATGTCGATGGGCATAATGTTAAATTTGAACCATCGCGAAGAGAAAGAGAGCTTGCGCATCTAGTTGCTAGTGAGTTAGGAAGACATGTGCAGCTTAATCCTAAAGTAGAAAACCCTAGCGGTATACCAGTACCGGATTATTTGATTGACGGGGTTCGCTATGATGCAAAAGAAATAGAAGGTATTGGTAAAAATAATATCGATACGGCTATTAAAGGTCAGAAAAAACAAGCACATTCTTTTGTCATTGACATTACAAAAACAGAAATGGATGTTAGTGGTGCACTTGAAAGAATAGGACGAATTTACAGAAACCATAATAGACGATGGGTTGATAATATTATTTTGATAGAAGGCGATGAGATTATAGATATTTTTGGTCGGAAATAAAAAGAAGTGCGACTCTCCCACAGCTCGAAGGCTTTTTGGGCGGGAAAACCACACTTCTTTCTTAATCTGATTATAACTCACAATGCGCTTTTTTTCAAGAAGAAAGGAGAGAAAAATGAAATACAGAAAGAAACCTGTTGTGGTTGAGGCAGTGCGTTGGAACGGCAATAACTATAAAGAAGTAATTGGCTTTGCAGAAAATAATAAGATTTGGTTTGATGCACTTGGGAATATATGGATTTCTACACTTGAAGGTGATATGATAGCCAAAAAATGGGATTATATCATCAAGGGTGTACAAGGAGAACTCTATCCATGTAAACCTGACATTTTTGCAGAAACTTACGAAAAAACGGAGGAATGAAATGTTAGCAAAAGCAAAACAATTGGCATCGCAAGAATTTTCGCGCTTATCAGGTCGTGAAATCAAAGCAGAAGATTGCTTTGTAGTTTGGTTTAGCAAGACTTTACAAAACTGGAAAGCTCTTGTTAGTACGAACGCAATTACATCAAGCGAACCTTGTGGAGATTATGCAGAAATCACGCATAACGGAGACAAGAAAGAGACTTATGTGGATGTTTACGCCAAAGTTTCAAATCGTGCCATTAAAGATTAGGAGGTGATCCAACATCTTGACTGGCAGGAATAGACTGCTATAAATTACTGTAAATCACTATAAACCGTGTCAAATTTGATGCGGTTTTTTGCTTGACTTTATCCGCAGTCGGTAAAGAACGGAAGATAATACCTAATTTTAGGAGGAATTTAAGAATGGCAGAAGGCATTCAAACAACTGACCAGCCAGTCAACGCTGGAGAAACCACTGAGTCACAAACTCAAGAGCAACCTGTCAAGACTTTCACTCAAGATGAGGTGACTGGTCTTGTAGCTAAAGAAGCCAAGAAAGCACAAGAGAAAATCTTCAAAAGCCTGGGATTTGAGGATATCAAGAGCGCTAAAGAAGGGCTTCAACAACTCAAAGAGTGGAAAGACTCACAAAAGAGCGAGGCTGAGAAACAGTCAGAAGCGCTTGCTACTAAAGAGAAAGAGCTAGAACTTGCTTTGTCAGACAAGAAGAACTTGGAAGCGAAACTATCAGCTCTGACTTTGGGAGTCAATGCTGAGTCTGTCGATGACGTCATCACTCTATCTGCTCGCTTAGTGTCCGATGAGGTGTCTATTGAGGACGCTATTGGTCAAGTGTTGCAGAAATATCCTCAGTTCGGTCGCACAGAGCAAGCCGAGGAGAAAAAGCCGACATTTTCGGCCGGAGGAAATCCAACGGCTGGAACGAATCAAGAAGATGCCTTTTTGAAGGCTCTCGGACTAAATAATTAACAGGAGAATGATCAATGACAATTAACTACATCACTAAACACGAAGGCACCTTCGAAAAGAAATTGATGCAAGGCGCACTCACAAGTATTTTGGAAACGCCACAAGTAAACTGGTTGGGCGCTAAGTCTTTCGAGTTGCCTACAATTTCAGTGACTGGCTACAAAGCGCACACTCGCTCTAAAGGCTACAACTCTGGTACAGTTTCAAACGACAAGAAAGTTTACACACTAGGATTTGACCGTGATGTCGAGTTCTTCGTAGATGCTGCAGACGTTGACGAAACGAACCAAGAACTTTCAGCTGCTAACGTATCTAACACATTCATCACTGAACACGCAACTCCAGAAGTCGATGCTTATCGCTTCTCTAAAATTGCTACAGAAGCTATCATAAACAGCCACTTCAAGTCTGAAGATGACCTATCAGAAGTAAACATCTACACCAAATTGAAAGCTGCCCTTTTGCCAGTTCGTAAATATGGAGCTCAGAACATCGTTATGTATGTTTCTAGCGAAGTGATGGATTTCTTGGAACGTTCTAAAGAGTTCACACGCTCAATCGCTACTACGTCACCTCAAGGGATTGATACTCGTGTCACTTCGCTTGATGGAGTTCAGCTTATCGAAGTTTGGGACGATGCACGCTTCAAGACTAAATTTGATTTCTCAGAAGGTTTTGTTAAGGCCTCTGACGGTAAAAACATCAACTTCTTGATCGTGGTTAAGCCGGCAATCATTGCTAAGGCTAAATTCAACTCAATCTATCTGTTCGCTCCTGGTCAACATACTGAAGGCGACGGATACTTGTATCAAAACCGTTTGTATCATGACCTTTTCGTCTTGCAATCTAAACAAGATGGGGTCTATGTTTCTCACAAATCTGCTTAACCAGGAGGTAGAAAATGCGTAAATACGAAAAAATGAACCAAGTCTACACAGTACAAGAAGGTAGCTTGCTAGAAGCTCAGCTAATCGCTTATGGCTTTGAAGAAGTGATTGAAGATGGTCAAATCGCAGAAATTTTGGCTACTTATTCACTTTCCGAAATGACCTTGGCAGAGTTGAAAGCTCTTGCGAAAGAAAAAGGGATTGAAGGTTATTCAACCAAATCCAAAGACGAGCTTTTGGAGGTTCTAAATGGCCAAATTTGAAGCAAAAAATAATTTTTATGTTGAAAAAACAGGGCAGCAATTCGATGCAGGGGTTGTTTATGAAATGACATCTGCTGAAGCGGATGAAATCAACAGACGTTCAACCGCTCACTTTGGCGAAGAATGGCTTGAGTGTATCGAACCAGATGTAGCACCTGTAGAACTTACAGAATCAGTTCCAGAAGTTCCTGAATCAACTAACTTTTTAATATAAGGCGGTGATGTCATGACCTACTTAACACGAGAAGAGTTCAGAGATTTAGGTTTTGATTCGGTTGACAATTTTGACCAATTGCTACAACGAGCGGAAATGACTATCGATGCTTACACTAGGGATTTCTATTCTCTAAATAGCTTTGATACCGATATTGAGGCAAGAAAGAAGGCTGTCAAACGTGCTACAGCCTTTCAGATTGCTTATTTTGATAGTTCTGGCATCATGACAGCAGAAGATAGACAATCTATTGCGAGTATGTCAGTAGGACGGACATCAGTAAGCTATCGCACAGGCTCTCAGAATGGCTCAAATTCGCTTTCTTTAGCCGAAAGGTATAATTTATCGAGAGATGCTGAAAACTGGCTGAGAATGGCAGGATTTGGCTTTGCGAGGGTGGATTATGATAGATAAACGAATGCTTCATGACTCTTTGACGATTAGGAAGGTCGAAGGGAAAGACGACTGGGGGAAAGAGACGTATTCTGACCCTCTTTATTTATCCCCTTGCAAGTTCGATAGAACCTTCTCTAATTCTGGAACAGGCAACCATCGTAACGAAAGGAACTCATCGACTGTAATTGTCTATCCTAAATACTGCCCAGTAGAACTCGATAAAAGTTTTATTGGTGGTATAGTTGAGGAAGATGAGTCCAGTTATGTCGTCAAAGATATTATTCCACAATACCATCCATTCACTAAGAAGCTGTTAGCTTATGAAATCGAGGTGATTTGATGGGAGGTGCGAGTGTAAAGATTGACTTAAAAGGTGTTGAGAAGAAAGTATCTCCTCAAAATTTCGCAAAAGGACAACTTGCTATAGCTAACCAAATGCTATTGGATATGGATCCATTCGTTCCAAAAAGAAAAGGAATACTGAGAGCTAGTGGACATGTTCGGCAAGATGCCGTAGTTTATGTCACTCCTTACGTAAGATTGCTCTATTATGGCAAGAAACGAAAAGGTTTCTTTTCAGAAAAACAAAGGAAGTTCTTCTTTGCGAATAAAGAAAAATTGCTTAGTCAAAAGCCAACACCTGGAACTGGACCAAGATGGGACAAGAAAGCATCTGCTCTATATTCAAAGAATTGGGCAGAGGTCGGTGCTAAAGCAATGGGAGTTAAATAATGCACGAAAATGACTTTTCAGAGGTCTTGTTGGAGCATATCAAAAGTGTTCAAACTCAAATCCCCTCTAAGCACGGCTATTTAGACGAGCATGAGGGATTGGTAATCTATCCTCTTCCTGGTGGGAATGTGGTAGATGAGGACATGGCAGGGACGCAGATTGTGAACCTGCCTTTTGAGATTGCAATCAAGTCAAAAGACCAGAAACTAATTGATAACACTCTATGGCAGATTAACACTGCCTTATCAAAAATCGGCTTGGAATTGCCAAGCAAGAACAATTCGTATAACTTTTTAGGCCTTGAAGTCAAGAAGCCGTACTTGAACGAGTTGGATGAACAAGGCTTTTACACTTATTTGCTGGATGTGACAGCAAATCTTGAAATCGAAAGGAAAGAATAAATGGCAAAGAACAAAAACGCACAACGAAAACACTACATTGGGCCTTATAGCGCTGAACATCCTGAAACAGTGCCGGGGAAAGAAGCATATATGTGGATCGCTAAAGGGATTAAATCATCCTCTCCTGAAAATAATGAAGAAGATGACGATGCAGCATACTTTGACGGTGATGGCACTAAAGAGAACATCATCCTATCAAAGACACGAGGTCGTACATTTGAAGGACACCGTGATTACTCTGATAAGGCTCAGAACTTTGTAGCTGATAAAGAAGACGAGGTCGGTGATGATCTCATCGTTTGGTACAAAGAAGTTTCATCTGATGGTAAAACTCAAAAAGAGGGACTTGCTCGTCTTTCTGAGATTGAAATTGGTGACGGTGAAGCTTCTGAGCTTGAAAAAATCAAGTTCAAGATTGTATGGACTCGTAAGCCTAAGAAATCAAACGTATTACCTGAATAAGGACAGGGCGGTATCCGCCTTGTCTTCTTTTTTTGAAAGGAGATAAAAATGGTCGTAATTAAAAAACTAAACAACATCATCCCTGTTGATTTTGGGGAGTTTCAGCTTGAATATGTAGCAAATGATGCAAATATCAAACGCATGAAAACAATTGGTCAGAATCTCGAAAAACGAGCTAAAAAACTAGAAGAATCAGATGATGAGTCAGCTTTTGAAGAGGCTTACAAAGTGTCTAAAGAGAGTTGGGCAGAGTTGTTCGATGAAGACGCTTTTGAGAAAGTCTATAAATTCTCAGGAGAAACAACAACGGATACAATCTATTATCTAATCCAAGCAATCCGTGGAATCGTTAGCGAATTTGAGAACCGAAATTCTGAAAAAGCAATCAAGAAATATTTAGAGGGTTAATCATGCTAGATCTGTCACGAAAATTAACAGATGAGTTGGTTATTGGTGATAAGGTCTACTCTCTCAATATGTCCTTTGATAACATCATTAGACTTTTTGAAATGTGGTGTGATGGAGAGGTGCCAGAGTATGTCAAACCATTTTTTGCATTGAAAATGCTGACGGGAGAGAGTTTTGGCTCTTACTCAGCTGAAGATGCCATGGATGTCTTCCAACAGATTTTTGAAGAACACATCCAGTTAAAATCACTGAAAGATGTATCGGTTGAGTACGACTTAGCCGGAAATGTGATGAAAAAAGAACCTTCTATTCAAAGCAAAGAACCGCCTGTATATGACATTTCTTTAGATGGTGATTTTATATATGCGAGTTTCATGCAAGCGTATCGCATTGATTTGCTTGAAGAAAGAGGGAAATTGCACTGGAAGAAGTTTAATGCCCTGATATCAGGATTGCCGGAAGGTACAAAATTTGTTGAAGTCATCAAAATCAGGAAGTACAAGCCAAGAAAGGGCGACTCTCAAGCTTACATCAATGAAATGATGAAGTTAAAGAAAGAGTGTGCCTTGCCTGATTCTGAAGAATATGATGATGAAGATGATGATTACGATATGGAATAGAAAGGAGGGAACAAAATGGCAGATGGTAAGGTCGTCATCCAGGTAGACATGGACGGTGACAAGGCTCAATCGGGAGTCAAACGTCTGAAAGGCATGGTCGGAGGATTGGTTGAAAGTGGTACACAATTAGGTTCAGTCTTTAAGTCTGTCCTTGGAGCCAATATCGTAAGCGGTGCACTTATTTCCGGGATTCAATCCCTGGGAGGTGCTATAAAGGGTGTATTTTCTACCGCTCTAGACGAAGGAGCAAAACTTCAGCAATCATTCGGTGGTATTGATACGCTGTACAGTGGGGCGGAGGCTACTATGAAGCAGTATGCTGCCGAGGCTGCTGCTGCAGGGATTTCGGCTAATACATACGCAGAACAGGCTGTTTCTTTTGGCGCTAGTCTGAAGCAAGCGCTGGGTGGTGATGTGGTCAAGGCTGCAGAAGCAGCTAACAAGGCTATTTTAGCCATGGCCGACAACTCAGCTAAAATGGGTACTGACATCGGTTCGATTCAGAATGCGTTTCAGGGCTTTGCTAAGGGAAATTACACAATGCTGGATAACCTTAAACTTGGGTATGGTGGTACTAAGCAAGAGATGGAGCGACTTCTTAAAGATGCCAGCAAACTTGAAAAAGCAATGGGCAAGAAGTTTGATATCAACAACTTTGCGGATATCGTAGAAGCCATCGACCTAGTTCAACAAGAATTGGGAGTTGCAGGAGTCGCAGCACAAGAAGCGCAAACTACATTCAGTGGTTCATTTGCTGCGATGAAGGCTTCAGCATCTAACTTTTTGGCCAATCTCTCGCTCGGAGAAGATATTGGTCCAGCTCTTAAAACCCTTGTATCTACTACCTCAACATTCCTTTTAGGCAATTTCTTGCCGATGGTTGGAAATATTATGAGGCAACTCCCTCAAGCTATTGAAGTAGCAATGGCAGAGGCTGGTCCTAAAATTGAAGAAGGATTCAGGTCGTTATTTGCAGGAATTGGAGTAGATGATGGTGTTTTTGATGTGATCAAGGACACTTTTCGAGATGTAGTCGTTACAGCTCAGTCGCTATTTGGTGAATTGACCAGTGAAGGAAATGGGTTCAAGGATTTACTTCAAGGGATTAGCAATGTAATTACATTCGTAAATGCTGTAATACAGGAATTAGCTAGAGGTTTTCAATTCGTTTTAGATTCATTCGTTGATACAGGAACAATCAGTAATGTTTACCAAGCATTTAAAGACTTGTCTGAAGCAGCTACTGAGGTCGCTCAAAACTTAGGAGAGGCTATTCCATGGGAAATGATTGGTACAGCAGTAGGACAGATTGTGAATGGAATTTCAATTCTTGTCAGTTGGTTCTCAAAACTTGCTCAATCTATTAGTCCAGACATGTGGAGAGCGCTGATTACGGGCGTTGTTAGTTTCGCGGTTGCGTTAAAAGGCATTAAAACAGGTCTTACAATTGCAAGAGGTCTCAAATCAGCTTTTGATTTTGGGAAGAACCTTGTTTCATTAATTAGTAACACTCTTAGCCTTACCGTTGCTCAAGCAACAAATGCGGCTGCAAGTACCGCAATGAGCGCTGGAAATACAGCAGTAGGTACATCAGCAGGAGCAGCAGCAAGCTCTGTCTTAAAATTAGGAGCAGGTCTATTGATGGTTGGAGCTGGTGTTTTACTTGCAACAACAGGAATCTATCTTTTGGTTCAAGCTGCCATCCAATTATCAAACGCTGGTGCAGGAGCAATCCTAACGATGGTCGGTATGGCTATTGGAATCGCAGCGCTTGCGGCAGTATTCGCGTTTTTAGGTCCTGCTTTAACTGCAGGAGCGGTTGGTATTTTAGCCTTTGGTGCAGCAATAGCATTGATTGGGGTTGGAGTATATGCCGTTTCGGTTGGTTTAGCCCTGTTAGCGGTGCAATTACCTGTTATTTCAGAATATGGTTTGACATCATCAATTGCTTTGATTGCATTAGGTGGGGCAATGCTTGTTCTTGGCGCAGGAGCCCTGGTTGCAGGAGCTGGATTGCTTGTTTTAGGAGCTGGCGCTTTGGTTGCAGCAGCCGGAGCAGTGGCTTTTGGAGCAGGTCTCTTAATAGCTTCTGTCGGTGTTGCTGCCTTCGGATTAGCTCTAGGAGTGTGTGCGCCTGCTATTTCAACATTCGTGGATGCAATAAGTAAAATAATCGAAACTCTAAGCGGTGGATTGTCTAACATTTTAGATGCAATATCAAGGGTTATTCAATCTGTTGGAGATTCTGCGCTTAAAGCAGGTCAAGGCTTCAAGGCTTTGGCAGAGGGTGTCGTGATGATTACCAACACAAGTCTTGGCGATATGGTTGCTTCTTTAGGGGCAGTTGCTTTGGGTGTCGGTAAAATAGCAGGATACGGCTCTGATTTGTCAGCAGTTGGGAATGGCATGACTATTCTCAGTAACGGAATGATGATGTTTGCTCAATCTGCTACGATAGCAACTGGTGCGTTAGCAAACTTTCCTGGCTTGATTTCTAACTTGTCAGTCGTAACTGGAAGTGCACCAGCCTCGTTTCTTATTCTTGCGACAGCAGTTAAAACGGCTGGAACATTGATGGCTACAAGCATGCAAGCAAGTATGGCTCAAATTCTTGTTGTAGTGAACAATGGCATGGTCTCAATCGTGCAAAGTGTTCGTAATAATGGAAGTCAGATGGTTGCAGTTTGGAGAATATCTGGACAACAACTTGTTAGTGCCACTCAAGGATTTGTGAATTCAGCAAACAACACCCTTTCTCAAATCGGCCAAGGAGTTAACCTTCATTCAAACGGTTTAGCTCTCATGGCTGGTTTGAAGTCTGGTATTGATTCAGGTTGGTCTCAGATTACTTCTAGCGTCTCGAATATGGCTAAATGGATAAAGGACCATAAAGGGCCTGTTTCGTATGACAGAAGACTGCTTATCGAGAACGGTTCGGCTATCATGGCTGGTTTGAATCAAGGTATTCAGACTGGTTGGAGAAATGTTATGGATAATATTTCCAGTATGGCAGGAACTATTCAGGATGTAATTAATGACGATTATTCGGATATTGGCTGGCAGATTGGCCTAGGTATTTCAGACGGTCTTAATTCGTCAATGGATAAGGTCACAGGACGTTTGGGCGCTATCCGTGATCATGTTAATGATTTTAGCTTGAAATCGAAGAACCTTTTGACCGGTGCCACTGCTACAATGTCAAGTCAATTGAAAGTTGAGACGTTGAGAGGTAAGACACCAAAAGATGAAACATCTAGCAGACAAGAAGCATATATCGCTCATTCAACAAGTCTATTGTCTGATATGATTGATAGCTTATCCGAGTTGAAAGAGCAAGTAGCACAAGGCCAGATGATGGTTTTGGATACAGGCGCCCTTGTTGGTGGTACTGCTTATGCTTATGATGAAGCAGTAGGAAACATTCAGACATTGAGAGGACGGCATCGATTATGATTACTCAAATTAAGGAATATATCCAATTCGGTGATTTTAATAGCAAAGATGCCGGTTGGTATCTTCAAAGTAGGGATGCTCCTACTCCTGACAAGAAGGAGATTGTTGAGCAAATCCCTTATCTGCAAGGTGTTTTAGACTTCTCTGATGTACTTGGAGAAGTCTTCTTTGATAGACGAGAAATCACATACGAGTTCAAACTTCCCAACAAAGATTATCCGGACAGAAAATTGGCCGAGAGATTTATTAAGTCAAGCATGGCTACGAAATCTGATAGTCAGCTATTTGATACTCACGACAGGCGATATTATTGGCTTGGAAAGGTCAAGAGCATTAAGGTGACAGATGTACCTCTGAAGAAGCATTTGATTGCTACAATTGTATTCATTTGTTATCCCTTCGCATTTCATGTTGATAATTATTTCGATGATGTTTGGGACACATTTGACTTCGAGAATGATTTCTCTAATTGGACCAAATGGCAGATTAATGGTCAAAATGAAATATTTTTTATCAACGGTGGAGATACATCCGTTAGTCCAACAGTGATTTGTAGCAACGATATTAGCCTTATCGATAAGAAAGGCAAAATATACAAGTTTAAGAAGGGCGCAAATACAGATTTCGTCTTATCTATGAAACCAGGTATGAACCGATTTACTGCAAAAGGGAATGGTTCAATATCATTGAGATTTAACGCTGAGGTGATGGCATGAAGAATGGTGGATTTGAAGTTTATTTCTGGAACTCTTTTCGAGAAATGTTATCGGATACCGATTTTACCAAAAAGAAGGTTGTTCATAGTCCATATTCTCGACAAGGGAATAAAATTCTTTCAGGATCTATCAAGCAAGCGCAGAATGCAATTAATGAGTTCACTTTTGTTATTCCGATGCAAAATGATTTGTATCAAAAGCTCATCCCCTTCCAATCGATTGTCCAGGTCGTGAATTTATATGACGAGGAAGTCGAATTCGAGGGTAGGGTTTTGAGCGTTTCAAACAAGATGACGAGTACTGGATTTGTTCAAGAGGTTGTATGCGAAGATTTCCTATCGTTTTTACACGACAGCACACAACATTACCAAAAATTGAAAAATACTGGTGCTGAAGCATACTTGAGAGAAATCTTGAATCAGCATAATGCACAAGTGGAAGATTACAAGCGAATTTATCTTGGTTCTGTTACTGTTCAGAGTCTGACAGATAAGCCTTTTCGATATCTTGGATATGAACCTACTTGGGATACGATTCGAGAGCGTATCATAGCGAATATTGGAGGCTATCTGACTTTGAGAAGGGTGAGTGATGGGTTGTATCTAGATTGGACTACATCTATCGGACAAAATCAAGAGTCGCCAATTCAACTTGGGCGAAACATCAAATCAGCTTCTCGAGAGATTTCATTCGATGGTATTGCAACTCAAATCATGCCAATCGGAGCAGATGAAAAGAATACCAAGAAACCGAGTAAGGAAACCAAAAAAGAGGAGCAGGGTTCAGATGTAACTAGAAAGCAAATCGATATCTCATCGGTTAACGGTGGTAAGATATGGCTTGAAGATGCCGAGCTTGTAGCAAAGTTTGGCATCATCAGAAAGCCTGTTATTTGGACGGAAATTGATAATCCTCAAGTCTTAAAAAATAGAGGGCTTCAGTATCTAAGGAATCAGAAAATCGCATTAGCCAAGTGGACGGTTGCAGCAGTCGAGAGATATCTGATTGACTCTAGATATGTGAAATTTAAAATCGGTAATACCCATCCAATTTTGAATGCTCCTCTTTCAGGAATTGAATCTTTGCAAATTATTGAGAAAAAGATTGATATCTTAAATCCTCAAAGTGTGGACTTGGTAATTGGTTCTAAGTCTCAATCGCTATCTGCCTATCAACTTCAAACTCAAGAAGCGATTGAGTCGATTGAACGGGTGAAAGCGAATCAAGATATTGAGAATAAGCGAGAGAAACTATTGGCTCTAACAAGTGAATTAGAACGTTTGAGAAATGAATACAAGCCTGAGCATGAAGAAAGAATCAGAGGGTTAGAAGCTGAAATTAGTAAAATTAGAAATGAATTAGGAGGTAATTAATGGCAACAAAAGAAGCAACAGGACGTTTAAATTTGTTTGATGATCCATCACCGCTACCAAAGACTAAGAACATCAACATTTTAGTTGAAGGTATCAGAAAAAAAACGAGAGGTGCTGATGTTCGAGAATCTATCGCGAAAGCGCTTGAGGTAACATACGAAACAGCATCCAAAGATGGCAATGCAAATATGGAAGTGGCCAAAGCCAGAGGTGGATTTGACACACTTTCGCAAAATCTTTTGAGCATAAATGCTAATGCGGATGCTGCTAATCAAAAAGCTAGTCAACTTATCAATGACAAGGTTGATAAGAATGGTACTGCACAAGTTACTTGGTCAATGTTAGCACAGGATGCAAGAGAGCACATCTCTGGGAACAAAGTCGCAGTTGTTGGAAATAATGCTGTTAGCTCTGCTAATATTGTTAACGGGTCTGTAACAGATGCTAAATTAGACGAGCGTATGGGTTTTGGTTTAATGTTAGCAGGGCGATTAACAATTGATGCAAAAAATTCTACAGTTACATTAGCCAGCGGAAGTTGGTTTCAAGTAGGTAAAAGAAAAGCTAGCGTGAATGAGAATTTATCAGCATCTTTACCAAAAGAAACAGTAAGTCAATACGTTATATACAATGACGAAACTCATGAATTGTATGTGAGAAATCTTAGAAATATTAGCAATATTGGTAATAGAGAAACCATTCTTGCCATTTTGTACAACGGGGTGCTTGTGCATCCACAATCTTCTCCTTTCGTCAAGACTATTGGACTAAAGATAGGTGAGAGAAGTGACTATATAGATGCTAACTGGGGCACGTTAATTCAAGGTAAGATTATATTTGATCCAAAATCAAGAACGATAAGAGGTCAAAGAGAAGGTAATGACTTTATTATCTCTTTTGACGGATACTTTATCAATGGTATTGATGAGTTTGAACTCACGTTTGACTCTCCTTTTGGTCGATTGCTACTTTTTGATAGAGATAGCAAGACATTTCAACTTACAACAATGTACTCATATTCTCAATATCAAAAAACCGAAGTTCCAAAGACAGCAACGTTAATTAAAGTTGCAGAAATATATTTCAATGAAATCCGACATATTTCTCACGAAAGAAACTTTGTCAACACAAATAAGCCGATTTCGTCTAAAAAAACAATCAGTTTGGAACAGATCAAAATTGATCTTCAAACTAAAAGAACGATTATTGTAACTTTAGGTGATAGTACAACTGATGGATTCAGAACAACTGGATACTCAGGAAATGTTCTTGAAAGGCTGTCCGACAAACCTAAGAGTTATACTGAGATTTTAAATAATATTATAAATAGTCAAAAGGGTTATTCATTCAACCATAAATTCTACAATCGAGGATTCTCTGGAAAAACAATTAATTGGCTACGCCAAAATTTGGATGCTGTTCTGTCACCAATATCTGAAAAGATTGATTATGTTTTCATTGCTATGGGCATAAACGACATGGTTTATAACGAAAATACGTTGAAAAGTTTTAAAGAAGATCATATCGAGATTGCGAACAGCTTAATTTTAAAAGGAATAAAACCTGTTTTCATGAGTACTCAAGCGGAATTTGAGAATCATAAACGTTTTGGTTCAAAAATTAATGCTATAGCTGATAATGTAAAAAAAGATTTAGCGGCAGAATTAGGAATACCATTTATTGATTATAACGAAGGTACACGAAATATTTTGAATAATTCAGAATATAAGATTAAGGAATTAATTCCTGACATGTGTCATTTTGGAGATCTTGGACAT